AAAGAAGTGGGCAGATGCTCAGTCTAGATTGCCACCACAAATTCAACAGTTGAGACAGAAGCTATTGAAAGATATTTCTGTTTCTGGTGGCAATCTATCGAATTTGGCTATTGCCGCTCAAGTTGCGAAGCGTGTTTATAAATTAATTCCATAAAGGATTCATATAATGGTAAAAGATAGTGGACAGACAGAACCAAGAGATAAGTCAGCATCGAAATTCGATCAGTTCAAGACGCCTCATGATATACCTGAAGCGTTTCAGAAGATGGAGAACGTGACAGCACTTCATCATGGTAGATCAGGCAATCTTATTGCTGCTGGTGATAATAAAGACGGTGAATTCTTGATGTTTCAGCACGTATCAGGATCAGCAATCTATATGATGCCTGATGGTGCTGTTCAGTTTGTCTCACACAATGGACAGAACAGCTTGATCTTTGGTGAGAACCGAATGATGGTAACAGGCGCATATGATATCGTTGTTCATGGCGGCGGCAGTCTCAAGGTTGATGGTGATTACAATACGACTATTCTAGGTGATTGCATTCAGACCATACAGGGTGATATGATCACATCATGTAAGAATAGATTTGAAACTGTAAATGGTATGAACAGTCAGATAGCTCAAAATCATGCTATGATGGCATCTGAAAGCTTTACGATGGCAGCTAAGGGTCATGCAAGTATTACCGGTAAAGCTGGTATTGGTATGTCTTCAGCAGAAGGCGGTATCAAGATTGAAGCAAAGGGTGAACTCAGTGTGGAATCTGTAGGTGGTGCATTGAACTTTGTATCAAAAGGTATGTTTAATATGTTTTCTGGTTCTGATATCAATATGGATGGATCACCAAATATCTACTTTAATTCTAATAAAGCAACTGCACAAGATGCACAAAAAGGAACTTTTGCTTCTGCTCAGAAGGCTACACCAGAACCTAACTACAGTAGAGCATAAATAATAACATGCTAAAACAACAAAAATCTAGACAAAACGATTACTCAGACTTAGACCTCGACTTCTTAATGAATCCGACAACGAAAGATGTTGTTATTAAGAGAGGTGAAGATGCTATCAAGAGGTCTATTCGAAATTTGATCTTGACGAACTTCTATGATCGCCCATTCAGACCATCTATTGGTTCGAATGTTCAAAAACTCTTGTTCGATGAGATAGCAGATCCTCTTGTAAAAAATCTTTTGGAAACTGCAATAAACGAGACAATCTACAAATTTGAACCAAGAGTAAATCTTCAATTTGTTGAAGTAATACCTGATCTTGATGCAAACGGACTGACAGTAAGACTTCAATATACAATATTGAATAGAGAAGAACCTGTAATAACATCACTATTCCTAGAGAGAATTCGATAAATGTCATTGGCAAATACAGCACTTAGAATTACTGAACTTGATTTCTTATCAATCAAAGAAAACATTAAGACATATCTGAGAAATCAAACAGAATTTCAAGACTTTGACTTTGAAGGTTCTGGTATGTCTGTCTTGTTGGACATTCTCGCATATAATACTCACTACATGGGTTACTATGTCAATATGGTTGGTAATGAGATGTTTCTTGATACCGCTCAGATTAGACAGTCGGTAATCTCTCATGCCAAGATGATCAATTATTTCCCAACAAGCAAAAGAGCTTCAGAGACAAGAGTGAATATTCTTGTTACTCCAAGTGTCAATGAAGATCAAGACCAAACAATTTTGACAATGAACAAGTATACCAGGTTCTTAGGTAGAGACATAGATGGTATAAATTATCAGTTTGTATTAAATGACACATACTCAACAAGCAAATCTAATGGAGCGTTTTCTTTTGCAAACGTTGCATTGAAGCAAGGTGAAGTCGTAACAAGACAGTTTGTTATGGATTCAAACAATGTAAAAAGACGTTTTGATATACCGTCTGCAAATATTGATACTGAAACAATATCTGTTATCACTCAGGAATCAGATATCGATATTACATCTACAACATACGTTCCATATGATAACATACTTGATATTAGTGCAAATACACCAGCATACTTTATAGAAGAAAACGAAAACAATAATTATTCTATCTACTTTGGTGATAATGTCATTGGTAAAAGACCAAGAGATGGTAATATAATAACCATTACATATCTGGATGTCATGGGTTCTTTGACAAACAAGATAAACAACTTCTCAATTGTTCAGGCAGCAGGTGGACTATACAACGATAATATTGCAATTACTTCACTTGCACCATCATACTCTGGTGCTGAAAAAGAAACAATTGAAGACATAAGATATAGAGCACCATATAGCTATTCTACACAGAATAGAGCGGTGACCATATCAGACTATGAAACTCTAATTCTTAAAGACTATAAGAACATAGATGCTGTCAAGACATGGGGCGGAGAAGATAATGATCCTCCAGTATACGGAAAAGTATTCTTGTCTCTAAAGACAAAAGAAAATTACTTCTTAACAAATCTTGAAAAAGAATCAATCAAGGACTCTCTGATTCGAAATAGAAACGTACTCACTGTTATTCCAGAAATTGTTGATCCTGATTACTCTTATATCATTATCAGAGGTGATGTGTACTATGATGCATCACTAACATCACTATCAACAGAACAAATAAGACAGTTTGCTAGAGCATCTATTATTGACTATAAAAACAATGAGTTAACAGGATTTAATTCTGTCTTCAGAAAAGAAAACTTACAAGACTACATTAGACAGTCTGAGAAATCAATTACATCTTCAGACATCAAAATCTCTCTACAGAAAAGAATTGAGCTTTCTGTTGGAGAAGTAAAAAAGTATGCCATCAACAGTAATTTCCCTATCAAGAAGGGAGATTATACACATGAAATCACATCATTTCCAGAAATCAAAGTTTATGACTCATCAAATATTCAAAGAAATGTCAAGTTTGAAGAAGTGCCAGCAGCGTTCACTGGTATTGAGTCAATCGAAATTGTAAATCCTGGTATCAACTATACATCAACACCTACGATTAGCATAGTTGGTGATGGTACTGGTGCTACTGCAACTGCAAGAGTTTCTGGTGGTCGTATTGTAGAGATCACTGTCACAAACAAAGGCATAAACTATACCAGAGCAACAGTATCAATATCAGGTGTAGGATCAGAAGCTTCTGCTATAACTAAACTTCAATCTAAATTTGGTGAACTTCGATCATTCTATCTTAAATCAAATGGTGAAAAAGTCATTGTCAATGCAAAAGCAGGAACAATCAACTATGAAGATGGTATAATAGAATTAAATCCACTATTGACGAATGGTGCTGTGTTAAACGACTTCTATGATACAAACATTCTAACTTTTGAACTACCTATTGAAAAAGAAATTATCTTCCCTTTGAGAAATCGTATTGTCGATATTGATGAAAATGATGCCAGAGCAATTCAATTAACCGTTATACCAGAGTAATAAATGGCAAACACTACTAACAGCAAAATATCAAATCTGGTAGCATCTCAAGTTCCTTTCTTTGTTAGGAACGATCACGATACCTTTGTCAAGTTTATGGAAGCATATTACGAGTACACAGAGCAAAGTGGTAAAGTTGTTGAACGTGCAAAAAATTTACCAGCATATTCGGACATTGATAGAACAGTAGATGAATTTACAGAGTATTTCTATAAGACATATCTTGCCAAGATACCAAGAAACATCATGGCAGACAAGTCTCTTGTTCTTAAGCATATCAAAGATTTCTATACTGCACGAGGCACAGAGAAATCTATTCAGTTTCTCATAAGAATACTGCTAGGCGATGAGAATGTAGAATTTTACTATCCAAAAAGAGATGTTCTGAAAGCATCTGATGGTAAATGGTTTGTTGAAAAATCACTTAAAATTGAAGACGTTCATGTAAATGGTGTACCAAATACTAGTGTAAACGTCATACAGAATTTCAAGAATAGAAAAATAAGTGGTAACACATCTAATGCATATGCTATTGTAGAACGTGCTGAAGTCTACTACGAAGGTGATGTTCTTATCTATGAACTGAAGATTTCTAATCAGTATAAGACATTTAGAGCAGGTGAGACAATTTACACTCTGTTCGATGAGAATGGCACAACAAAAAGTCTTACTGCAAATCTATTTAAAGGTTTTATCAATACTGTAGAAGTGACATCACCAGGTACAGGATACAAAATTGGTGATATAGTATCGATTGAGAGTTTGACAGGTACCGGTGGTAATATCATTGTATCAAGCGTTACATCTGGTAATATCGTATCTCTTGGTATTATTAACGGCGGTGCTGGATTTAAAATAGGTGATACTTTTCTGATTACTGGTGGTGGCGGTTCTGGTGCAGGTGGTTTTACTACTGCTGTTCTTACAGATAACTCAGTTCATCCAAACTCATACTCAGTGCCAATTTCAACAATTGCTCTTGAAGCTAATACACCGATAGGAAATACTTTCTATTCTAATCTGAGTTCATCAAACGCAAATACAACTCTCGCTAATGCAACATCATATTTCACATACAGTAACACTGGTCCAATAAGTGCTACAACAGTATCATTTCAAGGTAGTGGATATCTAGGTCTACCAACAATAACTGCGGTATCTAATACAGTTATAAGAAATCTTGGTATTCTAGGTCGTATGGAAATCGTTAATGGTGGTTTGAACTACGCAAACGGAGATATCATTACGTTTACTAATGTCATTGGTGGGTATGGAACAGGAGCATCAGCAAATGTTAAGTCTGTTGATGCAAACGGTAAGATTGCAGCGGTACAGTTTGTACAAGTTCCAGGTCAGATAATAGGTGGCTCAGGATATTCACAAAGTCATTTACCAATAGCTAATGTTGTAAGTGGAACTGGTAATGGTGCAAGCATTATTGTAAGTGCTGTACTTGGCGATGGTGAAAATATTCAAGCTGGTACGACAAGTGTTGGTAGTATCATAAGACTTTTAATTGTTTCTCGCGGTACAAATTATGATGTTGATACCACACTCAATCTCTCAAGTATTGGTGACGGTACAGCAAAAGCTACTGCATCAATCGTTACTGGATCATTTACATATCCTGGAAGATATCTGAATGATGATGGTCATCTATCTGGCTATAATTTCTTAGAAGATAGAGACTATTATCAAAGCTTCTCTTATGTTGTCAAAGCAAGACATTCTATTGAGAAGTATAGAAAAGCATTGAAAGATTTGATTCACCCTGCTGGTATGAGATTATTTGGTGAATATCTATTTGTTGATCCTATGGTTAATGTCTCTTTCAATACAACTAATGGACAATATGCAAATACAACATATACTGGCACATATACATCAACATCAAACGCAAACGGAACTCTTGTTCTTGTTTACAGCCCAAATATTGATGTTTCAGCATTATCTAATGTGTATATCGAAATAATGAGTGGTGATACTGACAATCTCTCAAGTGGTAAATTCTCAGTAAATACAATAAACTCATCGGCGTTTACAATATACTATGCAAATACTATGTCAGGTACAGTATCAGCAAATGCAGGAGTTGGTAATACAAGAATTCTTACAGGTTCAAGCACACCATTTGGTAGATTTAATCTTGGTGATAGAATACGTATTTCTGGACACTCAAACACATTCTATGTTGGTGCAGTTAAAAATGCAACAAGTCTGACAGTAACAACAAGATTACCAAAGAACATAACAGGAAATACATTCTACAGAGTTCAAACTAGAGCCAATAGTAATGGTAATATATTGTTTACTAGCATATAAATAGAGTAATGAAATTAGGATAAAGCAATAATGTCTTCAGTGTTTTCTGAAAATCTTCGAATATACAATGCTGAACAATTCAAGCAGTCAATATCTGAACTAGGTCCAACAAGCATATATCTAACAATAGGTAAAGTTAGACCTTGGGATAATGACGCAGAGCCGCCACAAGCAGACTCAGGAGTTGGTACATTTAATGAAGTTTGGCAGCAAATGATAGCCGCCAAGCTCATAGTTGGTAGTGATGTAAGACATGCTATTCGTAGAATAAATTGGACTTCAGATACGGTTTATGATGCATATGATCATTGCACATGTACTCTATTACTGTTCAATGATGATGTAGAGTTTTTTGTTTTGACCACTGATTGGAATATCTATAAGTGTTTGTATAACAACAATGGTGGACAATCAACTGTTATGCCAACACAAACAATCGTTGATGCTGCCGTAGAAGAACAAGATGGTTACATATGGAAATATATGTATACTTTGACTGCCGAAGAAAGAATTCGCTTCATGACGGACTCTTATATTCCTGTCAGAACTCTTCTTGCAGATAATAACTCACTTCAGTGGCAAGTTCAAGAATCCGCTACACCAGGTTCAATTGATATCATCAAGGTGGTTGATGGCGGCTCAAATTATTCTAATGCAAGCACTATTACTGTGACAATTGCAGGAGATGGAGTTGGCGCTACAGCAAGAGCCAAAATCAATTCTTCGTCAAATACGGTCAGTAGTATAACTATGATCAATCGAGGTTTAAATTATACATATGCTACAATCTCTATAACCGATAGCGGCACTGGTTCAGGTGCTACCGCTAATGCAGTTATAAGTCCACCTGGCGGTCATGGATCAGATCCAATGAGAGAACTTGGTGGTTCATATTTGATGTTAAATCCTAGAATAAAATCGTCAGAAGATGGAAAAATATCAATAAATAATGAATACAGACAAATAGCATTGATACAAGACCCTGTTGTTGTTGGCACTGGCAATATCGCTTCAAATACTGTTTACACGCAAGTTGCGAAGCTGACAATGAGTCCAAGTGGATCAGAATTCATTGAAGATGAATATGTGTATCAGGGAGAATCTCTGTTGAGTTCTACATTCAAAGGTCTTGTTGTCGATTGGAACAGTGGAAATAATATTTTACAGTTGACCGATACAACTGGTATCATAACTTCTGTAATTCTCAATGGTGCTACTAGTGGTGCATCAAGATTTGTGGAATCTGTTACTGAAAAAGAATTAAGACCTTACAGCGGAAATCTTCTCTATGTTGATAACATTGTGCCCATCGAAAGAGCAATAGATCAGACAGAAGATTACAAGATATTATTGAAATTTTAAGAGGAAGAATAAAAGATGGCAAATACAGCCAATGGTAAGCTAACTACTGATTTTAACGTATTTCCTTATTATGATGACTATAATGAGGATAAGAAATACTATCGTATTCTCTATAAGCCAGGTTATGCTGTTCAAGCTCGTGAACTTACTCAGATGCAGACAATGCTTCAGAAGCAGATTGATCGCTTTGGTAAACACGTGTTTAGAGAAGGTTCTATCGTTCTTCCAGGTAAATTCAATATTGAAACGGACGTTCCTTATGTAAAAGTGCGTGATGTCAATGATGCAAATGCCACAATCGATATTGCAGACTACAAGAAACTTGTTGTTACAAGTGACAATAGCGGCGTAGAAGCATTCATCGAAGATGTTATCG